ATCAAAGCCAAAGGCGAAGTCTGACAAAGAGGCTCGAGACCTGAGGCTTGAGACCTGAGGCCGCCAGCCTCGAGGCGCGAGCCTCAAGCCTGAGGAGAAGCGATGGCACAGGCAACATTCGTGCATGACGGAGCGTCGATCGACTACACGCCCGGCGCGGCGGTGGCCGCCGGCGACGTGATCGTCCAGGGCGAGCTGGTCGGTGTGGCGCGAACCCCCATCGCCGCCGGCGCGCTTGGGTCGCTCGCGGTGGACGGCGTGTTCGACTTCGCCAAGGCCACGGGCGGCGGCACGGCGATCAGCGCCGGGGCCAACGTGTATTGGGACGACACCAACAACGTCGCCACGACCACCGCGACCGGCAACAAGCTGATCGGCAAGTGCGTCAAGGCGGCGGCGGACGCCGACGCGACGGTCCGCGTGCGGATGAGTCAATAGCCTTGAGGCTTGAGACTTGAGGCGTGAGGCTGGGAGCTTCAACCCTCAAGGCTCAGGCCTCAAGCCTCAGGACTGACTTATGCCCGACCTGCTTGAACACGGCGCGGCGTGGCTGGAAGACCAGCGCACGCGGCACATGTCGCGGATGGTCACGTACCTTCGCGGCAATGACAGCGTGAACGTGGCGGCCACGATCGGCCGGACGGAGTTCGAGCAGGCGGACGAGTACGGCGTCGTGCACCGCACCGAGTCGCGGGACTTCCTGGTGCTCGCGGTGGACCTGGTTCTCGCCGGCAAGGCGGAACTGCCGCGCGCGGGCGACCGCATCCGCGAGGCGGATGGCGACCAGATCTTCCTGTACGAGGTCATGGCACCGGGCGGCGAGCCGCCCTGGCGCTACAGCGACCCGTGCCGCCGGACGCTGCGGATTCACACGAAGTTCGTCGGGATGGAGCAGCCGCCATGACCGAGAAAGGCCAAAGGCTGGAGACCACAGCTCGCACGGCGGACGATCGAGCGCGAACCCTCCAGGCCACGGCCTCCGGCCTGCGGCCTGAGTGGTCGCGCTGGGCGGGCGTCGCGCTCACCGCGCTGCTGGCGGTGCTCGCGTTTACCGTCCAGTGGGGCGTCGTCACGGCCAAGCTCGACCATGTCGAGAAGCGGCTGGACGAGCTGATCGTCGAGGCCCGGGCGCTGCGCGCGGAGTACCAGGCCATCGAGCGGCGCGTGTCGTACCTGGAGGGCCGCTACAACGGCGCGCCGGACGGGCACGCAGGGAAACCCGGGCCATGAGCACGATCAACGAGATCGCCGACGCCATAGTCGCGAGCCTGAACGCCGGCTCGTTCAGCATGCAGTTCCAGGCGGAGCGCTGCTGCCAGCCGGTCCATGAGCTGTCGCAGCTCCAAGCGCTCAAAGTGAGCGTCGTGCCGAAGTCGCTGACGGCGACCGCCGCGACGCGCTTAGACGGCTTCTTCGACTGTGCGATCGACATCGGCATCCAGCACAAGGTGGACGCGGATGACCAGGAGGCGCTCGACGGCTTGATGCACCTGGTCGAGGAGATCGGTGATCACCTGCGATTCCGCAAGCTCGACGCGTTCCCCAACGCCGCGTGGTTGGCCGTCGAGAACGACCCGATCTTCGCGCCGGACCACCTGGAAAAGGAGCGCGTGTTCACGAGCGTGCTCACTGTCACCTACCGGGTTCGGAGATAGCGGCATGAACGTCCAGTCGCTCACCGTCGCCGAGGACCGGGCCGTCATCACGCTGGTGAACGGCCGCGAGCTCACGATCACCCGCGCGTGGCTGGCGGACGAGTTCGCGCGCGCCGCGGGCCGTGCGGCCAGCGAGAAACGTGACGCGGTGCTGGCGGCGGTGCGGATGACGTTCGCCGATGATGAGCTGCTTGCCCCAGAGCGGCTCTGGGTGGACTTCGAGGACAACGGCACGATCCGGGACGTGGTGCTGACGCGGGAGAAGGACTGCCCGTTCGACAACGAACGGTGGGAGCACCACAAGAAGGCGTGAGGCTTGAGGCGTGAGGCTTGGGGTCTGGGCCCTCAGGTCTCAAGCCTCAGGGCTCAGGAGGCGACAGTGATGCCGGCGCAGTGGTTCGCGGGCTTCGAGGCGGGCGACACGAACGAGCTGGTCGGGCTGGCCGGCGCGGTCAGCGTCGGTGCCGCCTACAAGCGGAGCGGCAACTACGGCTGCCGGATCAGCGTCCCGCAGAGCACGGGCACGGCGTACATCACGCTGGCCAACGGGTTCGACGCCAACGGCAACCCGACGACGGTCAGCCGGACGGTTTACACGCAGGGCTTTGGGATGCGACTGAGCACGCTGCCCATGGTGCAGGGCGTGTGGGAATACCTGCTCTACGTCGCGTACAGCACCACGCACCGGGCATCGCTGCGACTCGATGGCAACGGCATGATCCGCTTGCACGTGGGCGCCAGCGGTTCGCCACACATCGCCAGCTTCGGGCCGATCGAGCTGGGCCGCTGGTACTTCTGCGAGCTGGCGGTGCTGCCCGACCGCTACATCTGGCGGATGGACGGGCAGGTCGTGGCGCAGGGTCTCGGCGGGCCGGGTGGGTCGATGAATGTGGCCTACCTCGGCAAGCGCTTCAACCTCGCCTCGCAGGGCTACACGCTCGACGTGGATGACCTCTACACGTGCGACGACGGGATGTTCTACGGCCCGACCGCGCGTGTGGCGCGGCTGAACGCCAACGCGAACGGGACGGCCGCAGGCTGGTCGATCTATCCGCCGGACGTGCCTGATCCGTGAGGTGAGCCGTGGAGTACTGGGCCCATGTCGCACAGGTTCCGCAGGACGGCGATGCCACCTATCTCGAGGGGATGTACCCGGGTGCCGCGTTCAACGTCGGCGTCGCCGATGTCGCGCTGGCGCCGGGCGAACGGATCGTCGCCGCGGCCGGGGCACTGTGCTGGCGGAACAACTCCGGCGGCAGCGGCCGGGCAGTGTTGCGGGTCGGGTCGGCGGAACTCGCGACCGCGAACTTCACGCCCGGTCCGGCCTACGACACGGTCTTCGTCTTCACGCTCAAGTCGCCGGCGACGGGCAAGCCCTGGACGAAGGCCGAGGTCGATGCGGTGCTGCTCGGGGCGGTCGTGTACAGCGGCTCCGGCCTGCGGGCGACGCAGGCAGGCTTGCACGTGTTGCTGCACACGCCGCCGGTGGTGCCCATCCAACCGAAGGAACGGCCCATGAACTTCAAGGCGCTCGAACCGCTGACCGCAACCGGGTCCGACCAGGCCATCGACGTGCCGCGCGGCGCCACGCTGGTGATCCACCCGCTGGCGGCCAGCGTCGAGGTCCGGCACATCACCGGCGGAACGGCCAAGGTCACGATCCCCGCCGACTCGATGGTGATGCTCGGCCCGTCGTACGGCCAGACGGTGTATCTGCGGGCCACGGCCGGCACGGTGATCGAGCTCGGGCTGACGTAGAGGCCTGAGACCTGAGGCTTGGGTCCACAGGCTCCGATCCTCAAGCCTCGCAGTCACGGAGGACTGAACATGCCGAACTTCGTCCTGGGGATGAACGCCAAGCTGTACTACGGCACGGCCGGAGGCCCAGCCAATACGGAGATGACCAACGTCCGCAACGTGACGCTGAACCTCGAAGCGGGTGAAGCCGACGTGACCACGCGGGCGAACAGCGGCTGGCGGGCCACCGCGCCCACCTTGCGCGAGTGCTCCGTGGACTTCGAGATGATCTGGGACCCGAGCGACGCGGGCTTTGCCGCCGTCAAGAACGCCTACCTCACCAACGGGCTGATCGCCCTGAAGGTGCTGGATCGGGCCAACGGCCAGGGGCCGGATGGGGACTTCTCGATCACGTCGTTCAGCCGCAGCGAGGAACTGGAGGAGGCGATCACCGTCAGCGTGACCGCCAAGCTGGCCGTGTTCCGCAATTGGGTGGAAGGAAGCGGGAGCTGATGAAGACGTTCACTGACAACGCCGGCCGGACGTGGACGGTCGCGATCAACGTGGACACGATCAAGCGCGTCCGCGACCTGCTCGAAGTCGATCTGCTCGAAGTCCTGGACGGGAAGCTGATCGAAAAGCTCTACCGCGACCCCGTCTTGCTGTGCGACGTGGTCTATGCCGCGTGCAAGCCGGAAGCGGACGCGCGGAACGTGACCGACGTGGACTTCGGCCGAGCGATGGCCGGGGATGCCATCGAGCACGCGACCAAGGCGCTGTTCGAGGAACTTGTGGGTTTTTCCCCGAGCCCGAGGGATCGGGCGAACCTCCAGCGGGTGCTCGAGACGACGTGGTCAGTCATGGACAAGGCGAGGGACGTGGTCGAGGCCCGGCTGGCGATGGTCGACGCCGACCAGATCGTCGCCCAAGCGCTTGCGACGTCTGGCGGCTCATCTGGCAGTGCGCCGGAATCGCCGGCGTCGAGCCCGGACGGTTGACGCTGCGCGAATTGCTCGCGATGGCCGAAGCGCGAGCGAAGGACGAATGGTCACGAATGAGCGTGCTTCTGGCCTTGCTGGCTAACTGCCACCGCGACCCGAAGAAGACGCGGGCCTTTCGGCCGAGCGACTTCGACCCGTTCGCCAAACGGCCGGCGCCGATCCCGGTCGACATGGACAGTCTGAAAGCGGTGTTCCTCGAGGGATTTTCCCCTCGCACCGAGGCTCCAGGGACGGAGGACAACTCATGTGGCTGTGCAACCTGAAGACGTTCGTTGGTTTCCTGCTCGCGCTTTTGGCGCTCTTGGGCCTGACCGGCTGTGCGACGCTCAACCCCCAGCCGCCGGTCGAGCACTTCGCCAACAAGCTGGCGGACGAGGCGATCATCCCGGCGGTGCGCCAGGGCCTCGCGCATGGTGTCGAGCAGCTTGTAATCCAGGCCGGCGCCCAGGGCATCAACCCGACGTACGTCGTGAAGTTCTCGGGCAAGTGGGTCACCGGCGTGGAGGGCACGGCGTCCGTCGGCGTCGAAGGCATCGCCGGCCAGCTTCAGGTCTCCAGCGCCAGCAATGAGGAGACCGAGAGCAGCCCGCACCAGAAGGAACAGGTCGGTCCGCCGGCCACGCAGCCGGCCACGACGGAGCCGCGCACCAACGTGCCGGGTGCGCCGTGAGCCGCAGACCCCACATCCGGGTTGCGCAGGCGGCGGGCGCGTCGATCGCGCTCGCCGCGCTGCTGGCCGGCTGCGCCGCAAGCCAGTCGCAACCGCGGCTGGCCGTGGCGCCGCCGCTCGCCACAGGCGAGTCGCCGTGGCGACCCGCAGCGTCGCAGCCGGCCGGTGAGGCCGCCGCACTCGACGTGCAGCAGCTCAGCGGGCAGATCGTCGCCGGCATCCAGGCGGAACTCAGCAACCGGATCAAGACGGCGGTGGAAACTATGCTGCGCGCCGAGGTGCGAGCTACCGGCATCGGCGGCGACGCGACCGGCTACCGCAGCGAGTTCGGCGTCGGCGCCACGCTCGTCGTGTCGCTGACGCTGCTGCTCGCCCTGATCCTCAGTCACCGCCGCGAAATGCTGCGAATCAGACAAGGCTGGAGGCCGGAGACCGGAGGCGGGAGCTGAAAATGCGGACAAGTGCGTTGAGCGACGACCCTACAGCCTACGGCCTCCGGCCTGGGGACTGACATGATCGCGATGCGGATCAAGGACCTGTTCTTCGACAAGCAGGCCGTGCTGCGCGCGGTCGACAAGGCCAAGCGCGCCGTGCTGTCGAAGGCGGGGGCGTTCATCCGCACCACGGCCAAGCACAGCATCCGCAAGCGCAAGGGCAGCTCGCCGCCGGGCAAGCCGCCGCACTCGCACGAGGGCAGCCTGCGCCGGTTCATCTATTTCGGCTACGACCCGGGCAGCGATTCGGTCGTGGTCGGACCGGTCGGATTCAAGCGGTCCACTGCGCCGCATGTCCTGGAGTTCGGTGGCAAGACGGAGGTCCGCTACCGGCGTCGCGGGAAGGTCGTCAAGACGCGGGCGACCATCGCCGAGCGCCCGTACATGGGGCCGGCCCTCGAAAAGGAACGGCCCAAGCTGCCGAAGCGCTGGGCCGGCAGCGTCCGCGGAGGGTAGGCCGTGGCCAATACGAAGGGCATCCGCGCCGGGCGGGCGTATGTCGAGCTCGGCGTGGCCGACAAGCTCAGCAAGGGCCTGGAAAAGGCCCAGGCCCGGCTGAAGGCGTTTGGCGAAGGTCTCCAGAGAATTGGCAAGGGCATGGCCACGCTGGGCGGCGCGGTGCTCGCGCCGATCATGCTCGGCGTGAAGGCCTTCACCGAGGGGGGCGATGCGATCGCGAAGATGTCCAAACGCACCGGCATCGGTGTTTCCGCCCTGTCGGAACTGGCGTTCGCGGCGGACCTCTGCGCCGTTGACCTGGAGACCCTCGAAACCGGCGTCCGCAAGATGCAGAAGACGCCGGTCGAGGCGGCGACCGGGTCCGAAGGGGCGACCCAGGCGCTAGGCTACCTCAATCTCACGGTTGCCGAACTGGCCAACCTCTCGCCCGAACGGCAGCTCAAGCTCATCGCCGACCGGCTGGCGGCGATCAAGGACCCGACGGTCCGAGCGGCGCTGGCGATGGAGATCTTCGGCAAGAGCGGCACGAAGCTCATCCCGCTGCTTGCGGGCGGCGCCACTGGGATCGAAGCCCTCCAGAAGCAGGCCCGCGACCTGGGCCTGACCATGTCCAGCGAGTCTGCCGAAGCGGCCGAGCACTTCAAGGACACGCTCAACATCCTGTGGCGCGTGGTGCGGAAGGTGTCCACGACGATCGCCTCGGCGGTCGTCCCGCTGCTCCAGGAAGCGGCCGACAGTGCCATCCGCTGCACCGTCAGCGTCATCGGCTGGCTGCGCGCCAACAAGGCCCTGATCGTGACAGTGTTCAAGATGGCTGTCGCGGTGACCGCAGCCGGTCTGGCGATCGCAGCGCTGGGCACGGCCATCATCGGCGTGAGCAAGGTCATCGGCTGGCTTGCGACGATCACGAAGACCGTCGGCGCTGGCTTCTCGCTTATCACGACACTGATCGCCGGGCTGGCGAACCCGGTCACGCTGGCGATCGCCGCGGTGGTCGCCCTCGGCGCAGTGCTCCTGACCTGCACGGACGCTGGCCAGAAGGCCCTGGCATGGCTGGGCGAGCAGTTCGGGGTCCTGCGGGACACTGTATATAAGGTAGTAGGCGGCATGGCCGACGCCTTGGCCGCGGGGGACCTCAGGCTGGCGGCGCAGGTGCTCTGGGCCGGGCTGAAACTGGCCTGGGAGCAGGGCACGCACGCGCTGCTCCAGGTTTGGCTTGCGCTGAAGGGGAAGTTCCTCGGGATCGTCAACGACTTCGTCTATGGCGGGCAGGCGCTGTGGGTGGAGTTCGTGGCCGGCGTGCAGTCGCTGTGGGCCAGGCTCGTCGGCTTCCTGCGCTCGAGCTGGGCGAAATTCAGCGCGTGGCACGCGCGGGCGGTCGAGCGCACGGCCAACTGGATCGCCAAGCGATGGCTGGAACTCCAGGGCCTGTTCGACAGCACGCTGGACGTGGCGGCCGCCAAGGAATCGGTGGATCAGCAGTCCCAACAGCGCTTCGACGAGATCGCGGCCCAGGAGCAAGCGGACCTCGCGGATATCGAAAAGAGCAAGGAACAAGCGCTGGCGGACGCGGCCAAGCGGCGCGACGATCGTCTGGCCGAGATCGGCAAGGCTGACGTTGAGAACGAGCGCCGCCAGCGCGCCGAGCAGGAGCAGCGTCTGCGTGAGAGTCAGGCCGAGCTGGACAAGGCCAAGGCCGACCTCGATGCCGCCCGGGCTGCGGCGGCACAGAAACGGAAGGAAGTCGCGGGCGCGGCCGCGCCCGGGCACCCCACCACGGACCCGCTGGCGGGCCTGGACGACCGCATTTCCGGGCTGGCCGACCTGATGGCCCGCAAGCTCAGCGTCACTGGCACGTTCAACCCGCTGGCCGCGGCGGGCCTCGGCGGTGGCGATGCCGTCGAACGCACCGCGCGGAACACGGAACAGATTGCCCGGCACACGAAGCGCCTGGCCGACGCCGCCGCGGTCGGACGCCTGAGCTTTGCATGAGGCTGGAGGCTGTAGACCGGAGGCTGGAGAACCAGGATGCAGGAGTGTGCCGCGAGGTCGAACCCTCCAGCCTCCGGCCTACGGCCTGAGCGAGCGCAGCGAGCATGATCGAGTGCGTCGAGAAGTTCGAGAGCCGACAGGTTACGACCGGGCAGCAGCCCTCGGTCGAGCTGCGCTACGTCATTCGCGGCACGAACAGCGATGTCGAGGCGCGCTCGGCGCTGTTGGCGGGCAGCCCGGCGATGTACGACCCGTGGGGCGGCGGGCTCTTGTTCCTGCCGCGCGACACGGTCACAGTGCAGCCGGTCGGCGACATGCTGTGGGAGGGCATTGTCCGCTACGGGCCGGTTCCGCAGACGGAGCAGTCGGTCTTCAGCTTCGACACCGGCGGCGGCACGCAGCACGTCACGCACAGCCTGGCAAACGTGGCCCGCTATGCCCCGCCCGGCAAGACCGCGCCTGACTTCAAGGGCGCGATCGGTGTTACCGCCGACAACGTCGAAGGCGTCGATATCACCGTCCCGGTCTACCAGTTCTCCGAGACGCACTATCTCGCCGACACGCTGGTCACGCCGGCGTACAAGGCGACGCTCTTCGGACTGACGGGGAAGGTCAACAGCGCGGGCTTCAAGGGCTTCGCCGCCGGCGAGGTGTTGTTCCTGGGCGCCGCCGGCTCGAAACGCGGTAGCGGCGACTGGGAAATCACCTACCGCTTCGCGGCCAGTCCGAACGTCACGAACCTGACCATCGGCGACATCGCCGGCATCAACAAGAAGGGCTGGGAGTACCTGTGGGTTCGCTACTCCGACAGCGAGGATGCCGTTGCCAAAGCGCTCGTGAAGAAGCCGGTCGCAGTCTACATCGAGCAGGTCTACCCGTACGGCGACCTCGGCTTGCTGGGGATCTGAGCGATGCGCGGGATCGCGCGAGCCATGTTGGTTGACACGCAACGTGCGGTCGCAATCCGCAACGTGCGAGTCCTATTGCTTGATCATCTCGGCGGGAATCTGGAATCGGATCATTCCGTCCTCGCCAAAGTTCTTCGCCGGCAGTTCCAGGCGCAAGTACTCGACGTTTCGAATCGGCGGCTCAAATACGAGAACGTCGCGAACAGACTTCCCGGGATACAGCGACTCGCGATCGATCTGTCCCTCGGCCCGGGTAGTGAACCCGAAGTCGATTCTCTTGTAGAGGTTGTTGTGATTGTCTCGAACAGACGCATAGTCGCGCGAGATCGAAAAGTCGCTTCCCATCCAACTTGCGAAATCGAGTTTGCGATCCTGACTACTGTTACTTACTTCTATGACGAGCTTCAGGTAGCTGTCGGCGGATTCGTAACCGTCAGCGAGCGAACCCTTCATTCGAATCTTTCCCACCGTTGCAGAAACGACCCGAACTTGCACATCTCCGATCTTCAGCGGTTGGTTGGCCGGCACCCACGCGGCGGGGTCGCTGATCGCCTTCGCCCGTTCTGCGAGTTCCCTGGCTCGACCGAACGACGGAGCAGCGATAACAGCCGTTTGTGCAATCCCGATGGCGAGCGCCAGACCGCACACGGCGGCGCCACCGATCGGAAAGCCAATGCCGGAGCCGCGCCGGAACACGGCAACCAAGAGGCCAATCGCGCCGAGCAACAGGCCCAGTGCGCTGAGCGGAATGCTCAAGATACCGACAAGCGGAATCCAGCAGAACAGAAACGCCACGATGCCAAGCACGAGCGAGACGATACCGAGGCTGGAGCTGCGGCGCGGAAGATGCACGTTTATCGAAGGCACGCCCGCAACATGCCCGGGCTCAAGCGGCGGAGGGGGTACCTGCCGAGTGACCTGAGTCGGCGGCGCCAAGGGAACCAGAGCGACGCGGCTAACCATGATGTTTCGGCGTCCCGCGATCGCTTCAGCATCGACCTCGTCTCGGGCATCGACGATGATTTTGACATCCTCGCCGGTTTCCCGATCGGCTCCGATGATTTCGAACTTCATCGCCAGTCTCCTGCCTTCCAGCCGAGAAAAATGGCTTCGCACAGCGTTAAACGCATGCTACCGCCTCGTTTCCAGCGCTTCAATTGCCGAGTGTCCGAGGGTGGCGTATCCTTTCGTGTGTAATCTCGTTGCCGAGGCGTAGGAAGGGCGTATCCTCTGGCCCATATTGAATTAACAGACAAGGAGGACACGCCCAT